GCGCACAGCAATGTCGCACCCCAAGATGAGTTCTCCTGATAAGGGAGAACCTACCCTTCCCCGCGCCGGTGTCTTATGCCGGCACGGGGACCCATGCACGCTTCATTTTTGGCGTGCAGTTCCCGTACACACCTGACACCCACTCTGACGGCTTATCTAGCCAATGAGTGGACGCTGGGTCTTCAGTGAAAAACTGAAGCAAGTTCGGGAATCCTTCGGATCTGTGCTTTGGCTTGTCCACAGAAGTGGCCAAGGTGAAGTACTCATCCCTTTGGAGATCGCGATTAAAGCGCCTAGGCGCCTCGGTCGAGAACCCTGAGGAGGAGACAAATCCGAAGACCTCGCTCTCTTGAGCCTCCGTTGACGCATCGCTGCGCCAGACTTTCGTCGGTATCAGCTTACGCTGAAACCACGGCACTGTCATTTCTATCCACTTGGCAGTGTGCCAGAACCCCTTCTTAAAGAAGTTGTTCGACACGTCCACCAGCGAATCAAGAGTAGCGAGTCGGGCTCGTGAGTGAAACTGAAGGAAATACGGTGGGGTCACGTCGTGACCTTCATACGCATCCATGCCACAGGACTCGCGGAACATACCGTTCCAAAAAGTCTTAGACATGTTAACCTTCAGAAAGAGCCTTTCTAAGAGCTCTTTCACTCTAGGTACCCACTCTACGGGAACAATTAGATCGTCCCCGTATACGCGGACCTGCTGTGCATAGCGCCGCAAATTTGCGGATCCGACTGGCCGAACACCGTCGTGGGATATTCCCGCAGCGATGCAGACCATTAGGAAAACTATGCTTTGCACAGGGAAGGTAAGCGCACTCCCTTGGGTGGAGAACTTCCGCAGTTTATGAACTGACGGATGCTTCTTGTCGAGGTCGTTATAAACGTACCTAGTACGACAAGATATCATAGCTTCAAGGAGCGGTTTATTGCTCCTAAAAAGCCGTGATACCAACCAGCAAGACAAGCGATCAGACGCACTTTTCAAATCGATAGTTGCGTACTTACCGCTTAGGGAAGCAGCGCGAGCGGCTTCGGCTGACAGATCCTGTCGACGAAAGTCTATGGATCCACCAAGCCAAGTCTCTCGGATACGTGTGTCGAGGAAATCTCGAACACACTGTTGCGCCCATTGATGGCAAGCAGGTTCCTTGGCAATAAGCCTCGGGCCCTTCTGCGTCTTTGGAACTGCAATCAGTCTCGATGGATGCTCAGATATCTCGAGCAGATCACCGATGTCGTATCCGTCTCCCAATACGGAGGTGTTGGCAATCGCAAACACCTCTCCTGGGAAGACGTGCTGTAGTCGGGGTGACCAAGCTGAGAAAGCATACTTATAGCTTCCTCCGCGAGGGGCCTCGGCTGTGGCGCCAGGTCCATGCTTGAACCGGAAATCACCGGGAACGAAGTCTCCGATGAGTCCAGCAACTCTGTCAGCAACGTGCTGACAAGTGTTAAGCAACTGTAGACCCTGGTCGTCTGTCCAGAAAGACATTTGGCCAGTGTCACTGACGGGGGTGGTGGTAAGGTCTGTAACAGACACATCACCAACATCCCAAACGGCAGACCCATCGCCATCAAAAACTTTATCTGGCGGTGGAAGTCTGTTGTCAACATCGTAAAACTCCTTAATGGTCTCATATTTGACCGTTGGGGAGCAATCCTTGCGGAATTTCTTGCCAACCAGACAAAGTGTCCGGAGAAACAAGATCGCATTTGGATCGATGTGTTGCTTCAAGCATCCAGTATCTGAGAACAACTGCGACCATAGTCCCTGGAAAAGTCTAGGGATCACGGTTCTCGTATTGATCGGCCTCGTGAGAGGCAGACCAGTTTGAGACAGGCAGCCAGCCTCCAGGGCAGCATCTAAATGCTTCCCAAGGGCCGGAAGGAGAATCGTAAAGACTGATTCTCCCGAGTTCTCATACAGGGCAGTGAGTCGAGACAAGTCTCTATCAAAGCCCTTACTGAGCGTAGGGTAGTAAGCCGCGCAATCTTTGAAGATTGCACGGTAGAGCCCTATGAAGTCATCAACGCGGCCTTTAGACATGGTCAACACCTCTGTTGATTAATGTCCCGCGTCTTTCGCCCGCATCAATTACTACGAACTACCCTAACCGGTCCAGTGAATTAGCTGAGCCAGTTCAATGTGTCATTCTGACACCCGTCGTTATCGACGGCGTTGACGAACGCGGCAAATACTGCCTGTACGTCATCGATGTCGTCATCGGAGTCGGCCTGCATCACAAGATAGCAGGTGCGAATCCGCTCCGGGGTAGTAGGAGTAGCGAAGATAGTCTGCTGAAGCTCGAGGAAATGACGATCCTTCTGCTTCGTAGGACCCTTCGCCGCAACCACCGAATGGCGGATTCGAAACCGCAGGTGGCTGCCGGACAACCGTTTGGCAAATTCAGAGCCATAGTTGTCCTGATTGATGCGATTGACGGTCGTGGTAACACCCCCGATCGTCATATCAAGAGTAGATGCGAAAGCCATGGTGACTTCTATCCTTTGACAGCATTGCCCAAACCAATATTGTAGGCAATGCTACTCAGGTTAGACAGTTGCGTCCCGTTTAGAAACGGGATTTGGGCTTCAAAGAAGTCAAGAGGTACACTCCCCGTCCTAAGTTTCTCTTCATAGGACGCGGAACCTGCAGTAGCGATAAACGGCCCAGAGGACAGGACAACATCTTTCGTCCTGGAGTACCTATGGGTCATAACGCACACAGCATCGGCCACGACACCGATCGTGTTCGCATTGGCGGCTAAGAAGTCGCCAACGGGCACGAAATAATCGGTAAGCCATGACCAAGGAAGAGCGTCCCAAACCTGTGAAGGATTGATACGCCACCCGTGAACCAACAACCGAACTTCGGTCAATTGTTTCTTGGGATCAGTAAATACGGGGACCCCCGTCGGACGCCAAACAATGGTTACCCATTGTTTACCGCCGATGGACATGGTCCTAGTTCCGTATATACTGGCTTCTGCCGTCTGGAACGGATAATCCGAAACCGTGACGGTACTGTTTACTGACCAGGTAGTCCGTTTACGCTTCAACCCCTTGCCGGTGGCAAGGGACGTGAGCTCCTTCATCCGCTGGTCAACTTGACCAGCAAAACCGAAGAGGCTCGCAGCGTCTCGAAATAGGGATTCCCAGCCGAAGTGGCCTTCCACAATGGACGATTCTTGGTCCAGCGGAGAGGGTTTCGAACGCCGGGACGGTCGCGTTTCCGCGAACCGTTTCCCTTTCGACAGAAGCATTTGCGGTAAGTCCCGCAGCTCCAAGATTGCATTGGGCATTGAGATACTAGCTATGCTAGGATTCGTTGCCGCAGCTACCTTAAGAGCAGCATTCTGTACGGACATAGGTTGTGTCGGCAGTGCATCCAGATCTATCAGCCCCGATGAGGGCTGGTTCGTATACGGGTAGCCAAAATATTCGGCCGCCGCAAAGAACTCGTGCCGCCCGGAAAATGTTCCTGGTGACAACGTTCGCTTCTGGATGTCCAATCCGTTGATCCCGTGAGGGTTCCCGACAACGTCATTGCAAATGGCGATGCCGAGGTCAACGGTATGCGTCTCAACACGATGATCATCGAGGTACACCTTAAATCCGGTGTAATGCCCCTCAGTTCTCGTGCGTCGACGTGCCTCAACCACCTAATACCTCATATAGTGTTAATATGACTTCTCTGATAGGGAAAGACGGAATGTCTTCGACTCATGTCGCAGCCTCCTTTACGGAGG